AAATCGATTATTTTTCTCTATATCCTCTTGAACTCTAAGAACATCATGCGCAGCCAAGTTATGTTTAGTAATCGCTTCATCGAGCGCCACACGAGCTTGAGCCATAGCGGTGTAAAGCTGATTTCCAACGTTTTGGGCGTCAATAGAACGAGCTTCGGCTTCATCGCGAGCAGCAGCAGCTTGATTGCGGTGAGATTCAGAAGAAGTAAGCATGTTTTGGCTAACAGCCGTCATGTCGAGAGGGCCAACGCCAGGGGCAGAAAAACTACCTGATGGACCAGCGGCACCGACAGAGCCAGCTGAGCCACCAGACATAGTAGCATTGACTCCAACACCTGAAGAACCTAAAACAGCGGCAGGCGAAATGCCAGCGTTACGATAACGATCAAAGACCTTAGAAGGGTCGTTGTAGTCGTTTTCATAATCAAATTGTCTTTGCCAATTGTTATACTCAAATTCAGCCTGTTTCTGCATCTGCTCAAGGGCGTACTTTTGCTGAAGGGCCATTTGCTTTTGAGTATACTTCCACTGGCGACGGGCGTTCATGCCTGCGAAAATCTGACCAATACCACCAGAAATAAGGCCAGAAGCGCCAGTCTGAGCAGCAGACTGACCAAGAGAAGCGCCAAAAGAAAGAGGAGCAGGCATACTAGGGAAGCGTAAAATTGTTTGAACGAACAATATAATCTACTCGAACTGTGTCAATATGAACGCCAGAGCGAGAAACTCTTGCCTGCGCGGAACACGAGGCACAGAAAAAGGCTGCAAGAGCGGCAATAATAGACGAAACGAGAGTCCAGAATGCCTTCGATTTGTAGAAAGGTTGTTTAGTGTCAGACATAGTAGATAAGATTAAAGAACGATAGAAAAATGCGCGACCTCTCCTGCAGTCGAATACCAATAACCTTCAAGCAATTCACGTACTCTTGCAGAAGGGGTTCGCGCACATAACATATATCGTCAAGTAAAGAATACATTATTTTTCTTCAGAATCGGCGGACTTAGAGGTAGACTTCGATCTATCTAACTCAGAATCAATAAGTTCCTGTCCAACTTCAAGGCCATCGAACTTATCCATGCGGGAATAGGAATTTGGGTCGAAATCAATCTCAGGATTAAAATTCTCACCTTTATCAAAATCAGACGGCGACGCTTCAACATCTGGACGACCAGGAAGGACGTCAACAGATCCCGATCCGTCAAGAACGGAGAGGATACGCTGACCACGAGAAATATAGGCGGGGGCATCTTCCAGTAACCAATCAAGTGCCATAATATCAATAGTTTAACGATTAGACAAACGAGTTGCAAAAGTCTTATTTACGAGATTCTTCTTTTGCACTGAATAGGACATATTCACGAAGAAATTGTCCTCTATATCAGAAGCAAAGGGTGAATTAACCTGTGCCATATCGACGAACAAATTAGAATAATAAGTATTATAGCTTTGGGATAAAACTCTCTGCTGCACCCAATACGAATACAAGGGTATTCCCGACTCAACATTTTGGAAGCGTGAAAGCTGACCCAAAACTTCATCATAAGAAGACCTGAATTCATTAAAACAAGGTTCGGTCGCAACCGACTCAATCGAGGTTGTAGTTCCTAAACCAAACTGATAGTTAGGCACGTCCTGAAATCCTATGTCATTGTAAATCGGGTTAAAATAATCAGGCCCAGTATAATGAAGGTAATCGGGATAAACGCCAGCCCAATAATAAACAGGGCGGATGCTCAACATATCGATCATATAGCCAGGCTCGCGGAAATAGTAAGATTGTCGGCGACCTAAGCGCGTATTGAAAGCAATAGCGCCACCTTGCTGGCCAAGAGGAGGAAAGCTTTCAGCAGTACCAAAATTATTGTTACCTGCTTGATTCATAACAACCTGGACATTAATAGTCTGCGAGGCACTAAACAAGAGTTTAGGGCGATCGACGTGCTCAATTTTCGAGGCGAAAAACGTTTCCAGCCAATCACTATATCGACTACCTCCAGCGCCAAGAAGGTCTTTATATTCCTGAAGGCGCGAAGCAATAGCCAGCTGGGGGATAGTTGTAACGCCAGTCATTGAAACGGCGGAAGACGAACCAGTAGGAAGTAAGCGACTATATCGATCAGGATTAGAGGGTACAACAGCCATAGGGTGCGCAACGGTGAAGGCGCCAAGGGTAGTAACAGTTGACGTACTAGCCTCGATCGCGAGTTGCCCTGAAGGTCCTGCTTGAGTGAGAACGGCGTTGCCAGGATAAATAGTCGAAACGGGGTAGCCGTCCGACGAAGCCGCGGCAGGAACGCTAACATCTGATAATACTATTTGCGAAAAAAGGTTTCCACGATTATAGGTGTTATTGGACGAAGATACAGCAGAAGGATAAAACTGACTTTCGAAGTAAGCATCAAGGAATTCGAGATTTCCGAAGCGCTGCGAAAAGTAGGTCGATCTTTCCGTAAAATTCAAAACGTTATATGCAGAGCCAGAAGAATTTCGCAAGAAATGCCACGAACAAGGCCAAGCGAAAGAAAAGAGACCCCACTGGGAATAGCCATAGTAATTTCGAACAATATCCCAATAAGCAAGATAAGTGTCGGCGTTACACCAACCGAGGGGATAGCCAAGTTGTGCCGTCGAAAGATTAGCGGTAACAGGCACATTCGAAGAGGTCGGCACGGGAATCGAAGAGGGAATAACGCGAAGCCAACGAAGGAGAGAATTCGGATAAGGCATGTTATGGACAGTAAATTCGTAGGAGCCAGTCGTAGATGCAGCAATGAAATTCAGACTCAAATTATTCATATCAAACTTACTGCTGTTTGTTCTCAACTCAGGATGATACAGCTGAAGCGGCACATAAAATCGATGCAAGCGAATGGTGTAAGGGTTAAACGTCGGAACAGCCAATGGGTTGCTACGGACATCAATCCCTTGCTCTATAGAAACACGGTCCCGAGCATTAATAAAATCAATTCGCACTGGGTAAAGAATACCCGGTGTGCATGTAAAAGCTTTACTCTCAGGAACATCATAGCGAGAGTAACCATTCACAACATGAGAGATGAAAGGTTGTTTTCCCATAAATTAAATGATTAGTTGAAGTTTATAATGATCTCCCCAAAAACGGAGAATATTCAGATCAAGCCAAGTAGGAGGATCGAAATCAGGCATTCTGCGGGAAGACGCGAAGAAACGCATCATTTGCTTTTGCTCCCACGTATACACGTCTCTACGGGATACGGCGGAATCGAGACCGAACCGCTTAACACACAGAGACACAACACGCCGAACCAAAGGAGACTTGCTGAAACGTGCATAGCTATCAGCAGCGGTAATCGAACGTATAACTTCGTCTTCTCGTTCAAGGTAGCGATTATAATATCGAGGAATCGAGTATTTATAATTGATACCACGCGAAAAATCGAAATAAGACCACGACGAAGTAGAGGCAGAAGGGCGAGGCATATAACCAAGAAAATCACCAACGCCAGCAGATACGAATTTTCTCGTATAACGGCGATGTTGGAGGACTGTAGCCAAAGGTGTAGTTTTTCCATTTATAGTAACGAATTTGTCCGAGACGTCCTCGGGGTTGAACTGAATTTGTTTAGTAACGTATTTAACAACGTATCGAGCGCGTTTGTGCGTACCTTTACCGAGCCACACAAATCCAAGGTCTCCAACAGCTTTCCGAATGTCCTTATATAAAGCGTTTGTCCCGAAGAGAAAGCCGTGAAAGTGCAAGCGAGGCTCCGATCCGATTGCAGGGTGGGTACCAAACTCTTGAAAAAAAGCGTGTTTAAAAGAATGGCCAAGTTTGTGGCGAATTCGCTCGTTCCATCGCCGAATAAAACGAGTAGGATCAAGCAAAGCCTCCTCGTAATACTTAGGGGCGATTGTGATGGTAACAAATATAGCCTGCTGATATTCAACTTTACAACGGGCAAGTTCCCGCTCGAGTCGGACGAACCAATCATTGCGTTGACGGCGAAGACAGTCCTCGCACTTGCCGCAGGGGACCATTAGCCATTGCCGCGAAATATCCCAAGGACGAAGAGCTAAGGCGGACTTAGCGACATCAGAACCGTTGCGACAAGGATTCCTCTTATCGAAATAACGGCGATTGCGTACCCATATAGGAGAAGAGCAGGGCATCAGAATAAGCTTTGGAGGTAGTCGAATTTAATATAAGGACGATCAAGAGAGCAGCGACGACAATAGTCTGCGGCAGCTTGTTCATCAGCAAACCAAGCTATAACAACACGATGCTTACCGCGGTAAAAACCAACGGAAAATCGGCAAGCAGAGGAATTGACAATGGGCGAAAAACGGGGTCTGTAATCGAAATAATCCATAATTATAAGATACTATATTGCGCACGCGAAAGACGGTACTTTCGCGGCGAAAACTGTTTCGTTACGCCGCCCGACGGCCTGACGGCCAGGACGCTTCGCGTCTTCGGGCTCCATGGCTCCACTTCACTAAAGTATTTACCGCCAAGGCGGTAGAACAACAGCAAAAAGCCAAAGAGGGAAAAACTCCCCTCTCTAGCTTCAAACAAATCAAAGAACTTTTCCACCAAGCGGGCGGGTCACGATTTTAGAACCTCTACCCTTCTTTTTCCGACGTGATTTCATGAAGATTAATATCTAGGTCAAACATAAGAACTAACGTATTGTCGAAGAATTCGACCGCAAAACCAGGAAGAGAGGTTAGGTTAGAGACGAGAGTTGAAACGTCAGAGTGGAAGACGTAACAAAAGTCAGAAATCGAATCCTCCTTCAAGAGTGCAGGAAGGAAAGTATCCTTAAGAGCCGAGACAGGAAGACTGATAAACTGACCATTATCGAGGTAACCAACCTGGACGAGGTCGATCTTAAGCGCAGCGTTGATGCGGCGAAGAACAAGATGAATCTGTGTCATGATAATACGAACTTATTTACGGTGAAAATTACTTAAAAACGAAATCCATTCATCGGAAGCGTGTTGCCAAAAAGCGACACCTTCGGGGGTTGCGTCAAACGGAAATGCCGCCACTACTGCAGAATTCATAGAAAAATAAGGCTTAGTGAGTAAACGACGAACATAATCACGAATAAATTGATCGGCGGGACCCTCCTCCTTGAGAGCTTTCATACTATTCGCAGTAAATCTACGATATACATGTTGGCGAACAAGCCACTCAGTGAATAGATAAACGTAAACATCAAGAGTTAGACGTTTGGGGTTAAAAAATTTAGAATTGCTCATAATATAAAGATTGTTGGTTGACAATGCAAATATAGTAAAAAAAACAAGGATCCAAAAAAAATTAACGCGAACGACGAGAATTATTGTAAGAACTCGAGTAGCCACTACGATTCATTTCAGTTTTAGCATAACCGACAACATTGCCTGCAGAATCGTAACGGGTAGTCATAGAGGAAGCAGTGGAATTGGCGGAAGAACCGCCAGCGGAAACGGTGCTGGCCGCGCGCGACATGCCTCCGCGGATAATACCCGCGCCAGCTATGCTACCAGCAACACCTATAAGGGCCTTCGAGATCTCAACGTACGGATCGATTTTAGCATTACGGAGAGCGACACGAGCCTGTTCTGGAAGAAATTCAGAAGCATTCGCTTGATTTATAACGGTCTTATCGTGAAAATCCTTGAGAGATAAAGAAATAGTGAAAGTTCGAGGGCCAGGATTGCTTCGAGTGATAGGGTTAGAACTGCGAAGATTCTTTTCATACTGGGGATTCGGGATTTCGACATCAAAACGCTTATCCCAATTACGCGAAAGTTCATTAGCAGTATCGAGATTATTGAGGCGAAGCGATTCAATCACTTCACGAGACTGCTCGCCAAGGATCTGATTAAGTACGCCTTGCGTATTCATCATAAAAGATTGAGCAGACATAAGTTTACCCAAATTTTCGTTCTCAATGCCTAAACGCTTGACCGTAGCAGCAACGAGGGCGGCCTGATTTTTCTTTTCGTCAATAGCACTCAAAAGTGTAGTGTCGGAAATAAATCGATTATTTTTCTCTATATCCTCTTGAACTCTAAGAACATCATGCGCAGCCAAGTTATGTTTAGTAATCGCTTCATCGAGCGCCACACGAGCTTGAGCCATAGCGGTGTAAAGCTGA